CACACATCATATTTAAAAAACTACAAAGATAAGATAAAAAAATATTATATAAATCATTTTGAAGATAAAAATTCATTAGAAAAATTTATGGAGTAAATATGGACATATCTGATGAAGTAAAAGAAGTATATAAAAATCACGCAAAATTTTATCAAGATTACGACATACCACAACAATGGAAAAATCAACCAATTTCTAGTAAGGAACGAAATCTTGACCCTTTTAAAAAAATGAATTGGAAAAACTTGTATGATGCAAACAAAAAGGGTAGATTGTTTTTTAAAGAAGTTAATGGTGAAATAGTATGGAGTTATATAATTAGTGAAAGTAAAACAAATCGTGGTTTAAAAGATTTTGCTGATGATGTTGTGGGCACAATCAAAGTAGGTGATTTACAAGTTTTAAGGTTCGCATATAAAGACAATTATAAACAAGATTTAATTAATGATATTGAAGATAAGCGTAAAATTAATAATTTTATTTTTGATAATGAAAAGAAAAATTTATGGTTTACTGATATTAATATGGAACTTGATAAAGACAAAAGTTTATGTAATGATATGAATTTAAAGTGGTTAAGTAGTAAAGTTACAGCAGTGGGCTCAGAAGTTCGTGGTATTTGGTATAATGGAGATACAAAACAAAAAGGGTTTTCACCTTATGAAGATTTAAAAATTAAAAAAATGAATTTTTCATCTATTACAAAAAATGAGTGTAAAGAACTAGTTGATGAAATAATTAATTATCAAGAAGCACTAAACTCATGGAGTTATGATGGTATAAATGGTAATTATGGTGGGCCTGAAAAAACTTGGAGTACAGTTGAGATAGTACCTATAAATCCAAATAGTGAAATTGATTATAAAATTATAGATAATCTACCAAAACTTAAAAAGATTATTGAGGTTATAACTACTGTAAAAAAATGTACATGGATTGTTATCACAAGAGTTGAACCTAAAAAGGGTATTATAATGCGACACTCTGATATAGGACATGATAGTTGGGATTATCAAACTAAGAATGGATTAAAAATTGGTCAATCACTTAGAGTGCATTTCCCACTACAAGTTGATAATAATTGTGTATTTACTCAAGTTGGTATTGATGGTATTGAAGAAAATTATAATTTAAAGGTGGGTGAATATTACTATATGGATAAAAGAAAACCACATTGGGTTGTTAACAATTCTGATAATTTTAGATTCCATGTGATAATGGACTTAGAATGTGAACAAAAACATTTGGATAGTCTTATATAAAACTTGACAAATATAAAAAATATGGTACAATGTTGAAAAGGAGATTTGAATGCCTGATTTTTTAAAAGAAGTTATCAAAACAACTGGTAACGAATATGCATCACTAGTTTCAGACGGAGTTGAAGCTGGTGATGTTGAAGAGTTTATTGATACTGGTTCATATGCTCTAAATGCATTATTATCTGGTTCAATAAATGGTGGACTACCAGCAAATAAGATTACTGCAATCGCTGGTGAAAGTGCAACTGGTAAAACATTTTTTCTTATGGGTATGTGTAAAAACTTTCTGGATAAAAATCCAGAGGGTGGTGTAATATACTTTGAAAGTGAAAGTGCGATTACTAAACGAATGATTATTGACAGAGGTATTGACCCATCAAGAATGGTTATACTTCCAGTAACAACAGTACAAGAATTTAGAACTCAATCACTAAAAGTTTTAGATAGTTATATTAATCAAGATGCATCTATTCGTAGACCATTGTTTCTTGCATTAGATTCACTTGGTATGTTATCAACAACGAAAGAAGTTGAAGATACTGCTGAGGGAAAAGAAACAAGAGATATGACTCGTGCTCAAGTTCTCAAAGCTGCATTTAGAGTGTTGACTTTAAAACTTGGTAAAGCAAAAGTACCTATGGTTGTAACGAATCATACATATGATGTTGTTGGTTCTATGTTTCCAACAAAAGAAATGGGTGGTGGTTCTGGATTAAAATATGCAGCTTCTTCTATTGTATATCTTTCTAAAAGAAAAGAAAAAGAAGGAACAGAAGTTGTAGGTAATATTATACATTGTAAAAACTTTAAATCAAGACTTACAGTAGAAAACAAAATGGTTGATGTTAGACTAACATACAATAAAGGACTTGATAGATATTATGGATTACTTGAACTTGCAGAAAAATATAAAGTATTTAAAAAAGTTGCAACAAGGTATGAATTACCAGACGGTTCAAAACAATATGGTAAAACTATATTGAACGACCCAAAGAAATATTTCACTAAAGATGTTATGGATATCTTAGAAGAATGTGCGAAGAAGGAATTTAGATATGGTGGAACAGAAATCACTGAGGAAAGCGAATGATACCTCAAAAAGATATTTAGGTAACATCGCAGATGATTATGTTTTTTTAGAAAACAAATCAAAGACACAACAAGATTGCATTGGTATTAAAGGTGGTAGATATGATGGTATTGTATTTAAGTTTGGAAAGATTGCATCAGTACAAGACCCACAAAACCCAGGCCTAGAAGCAGTTCTTAAATTTCAATATACAGTTGTAGATTACAATGGATTGAAAGAAGAACATTTGAATATAGATTTCAAAAATCTTCTAGGTGATATACTTTGTGATATAGTAGATAAACATTATTCAGAGGGGGTTATTAGTGGTACAAAATCAGACGATAGAAGTAACGACACTAAGTCAGTTATTGAACAATGAAGAGTTCAATCGTAAGGTAACACCGTTTCTAAAAAAAGAATATTTCAAAGATAGAAGTCAACAGATTGTCTTTGAAGAAATAAATGACTTTGTAGAGAAATATTCTAAACCTCCAACTCAAACTGTTTTAGAAATAGAGATTCAAAACAGAAGAGATTTATCAGAAACTGAAAATAGTGGTGCATTAGAACTTTTAAAAACACTTGACAAATCAGAGGTTGATTATGATTGGTTACTAAAAACAGTTGAACAATTCTGTAAAGACAAGGCTGTATATAATGCAGTTGTTGATAGTATAAAAATAATAGAAGATAAAGATAAGAACAATACACCAGAATCTATTCCTAGTATACTATCAGATGCACTTGCAGTATCTTTTGATAATCATATTGGACACGACTATATTGATGAGTCAGAAAGACGATTTGAATACTATCATACAAAAGAAGATAGAATACCTTTTGATTTAGAATACTTTAATAAAATTACTAAGGGTGGTTTACCTAACAAAACTTTAAATGTTGCACTTGCTGGTACTGGTGTTGGTAAATCATTGTTTATGTGTCATATGGCTGCATCAACTTTGATGCAAGGTAAAAATGTTTTATACATTACATTAGAGATGGCAGAAGAAAAGATTGCAGAAAGAATAGATGCAAACTTAATGAATCTATCTATTGATGATTTACACGAACTACCAAAGAAAATGTTTGATGATAAGATTAATAGTATATCAAAGAAAACAGTTGGTAAATTAGTAATCAAAGAATATCCAACTGCATCTGCACATAGTGGTCATTTTAAAAGTTTAGTAAAAGAACTTGCACTCAAGAAATCATTTAAACCAGACATTATTTTTATAGACTATCTAAATATATGTTCATCAACTAGATTTAAAGGTAATGCAAGTGTAGGTTCATATTTTTATATTAAGGCGATTGCAGAAGAACTTAGAGGTTTTGCAGTTGAATCTAATGTTCCAATAGTATCTGCAACTCAAACAACAAGAAGTGCATACACTTCAACAGATGTAGGACTAGAAGATACATCAGAAAGTTTTGGTTTGCCTGCAACTGCTGATTTGATGTTTGCATTAATATCCACTGAAGAACTAGAGGATTTAAATCAGATAATGATTAAACAGTTAAAGAATAGATATAATGACCCCACAATGAATAAAAGATTCATATTAGGAATAGATAGAGCAAAGATGAGGTTATACGATGTTGAACAAGTCGCACAAAAAGATGTGTTAGACTCTGGACAAGATGAACCAGTCTTTGACAATACTGGTGTTGGAAAAAGATTAGGAGAAAAATCTTATGAAAAGTTTTCCGACCTCAAGATATAAAAAGTATAAGGTAAAATACTACTATGATGTTGAATGGAGAAATAAAGAAGCTGTCTATGTTGTTATTGAACTACCAACAAATGATGTTGTCCAAGTATTCAAATTCAAGGAAGACGCTGAGGAAATGGTTTCAGATTTAATGACTATTAGACCATTTGGTAGAGACCCTTTACCTAAATTTTTAAAGGAAAAAAAATGAAAGATGACCCAGTAAAAGACCACCCACCGATATGGGGTAAAGATGGCAGTCAAGTATTATTCAAAGAAAGATATCCAGTTGTTCTCAAAACATATGACAAATGGAAAGACTTAAACCCTTTATTAGAAAAATATATTAGACAACAAGGTGATAGAATAAACCACAAGTCAAATGTAAAAGCACAAATGACAGAATGGAATATGCAAATAGAAGCTGGTGGTGAACATTTTCAAGAACTAGTAAACTGGGTTAGAGAAATTTCATTAGAAATATCACCAGTACAATTTATACCAGATTGTTATGATGTTTGGGGTGCAGTATATAAAAAAGGTGATTATACTATATCACACGACCATTGGCCTGCAATATGGTCTTGGACATATTATGTAAATGTTACAAGTCAATGTTCCCCACTAGTATTTACAAACACAGATTATAAAGTACAACCAGTTAATGGACTGTTAGTAATATTTCCAGGCTGGGTAAAACATAAGGTATTACCACAAGAAAACGACCACGAAAGAGTTATGGTTGCTGGTAATCTAAACGCAAGAAGTGGAATGTTTTAGGGACTTGACAAATGTTCAATTTATAAATATAGTATATACAACTATGGAAAAATTGAACTATGTTAACATTTAAAGAATTCTTATTAGAAGATAAACAAGGCAAAAATCTACACCTTGAACACTTAGAAGATGAGATACTCAACTTTGGTGTTGGTGGGGGTAGAGGTGCGATTAATTTTCTACAATCACTAAGAGATATGTTATCTGGGTCATCAAAAGGTTCAGTTAATATGACTGTTAAGTGGGACGGAGCTCCTGCTATATTTGCAGGCGTTGACCCTTCAGACGGCAAGTTCTTTGTCGCAAAGAAATCAGTATTCAATGTAAATCCAAAGTTGTATAAAGAAGAATCAGAAATAGATGTTTCTGGTGATTTAAAAGATAAGTTTGCAATCGCACTTAAAGAGTTTAAAAAACTAGGAATAAAAAATGTAATTCAAGGTGATTTGATGTTCACCCAGAAGGATTTAAAAACGGAGAAAATTGATGATAAAACCTTTATTTCTTTTCAGCCTAATACTATCGTGTATGCTACACCTATGGGTGGTGAACTTAGTAGACAAATCTCTAAAGCAAAAATTGGAGTCGTATGGCACACCACCTATGAAGGTGATTCTTTACCATCAATGTCAGCAAAGTTCGGTGTGGATATAAAAGGATTAAAAAAGATAGATAGTGTATGGATGGATAATGCTTCATTTAAAGATGTTTCTGGTAAGGCAACATTTACCAAATCAGAAACAGAAGAAGTAACATCATACTTATCAACAGTAGGTAAGATTTTTAGACGAATAAATTCATCATTGTTGGAGAAGTTTATAAGACTTCAAAATTCAATGGTAGGGAATTTGTCTGGTGCTTCTCTGAAAACATATAATAATTTAAAAGTAAGAGAAGGACAAACTATCAAAAATGTAAGGCAACACGCTCAAGGATATCTTGACCATATTGCAAATCATTTTGATAAGAATAAGGACAAAGTAAAGACACTCGGAGCAAAAGAAAAGATTGAAAGAAATAAGAACGAGTATCTGAGAGAGTTTAAGAAACATATCAGAAATATAGAAAGTGTCATTTCTTTTCAACAAGCCCTTGTGGCCGCAAAGATGTTAATTGTTAAAAAGTTGAATTCAGTTAAACAACTAACGGACACCTTTATAAAAACGAAAAATGGATTCAAGGTTACAAATCCAGAAGGTTATGTTGCAATTAATAATGATGGTAAGGCCGTAAAACTTGTTGATAGAATGGAGTTTAGTTTTAATAACTTTACTGCAATAAAGAATTGGGATAAGTGATGTTAAATTTTAAACAACATATGTCTGAAGCTTACACAGTTATACCAAAGAGTGAAGGTGAGATTGATATATTAAAAATAAAAATGGATAAAGATAAATTAAAAGATTTATTTAAATATGTTGTTGCGAAAACAAATATGCCCGACCCTATTGCGATACAACCAAATGATGATAAAAATGTTAAGATACACAGAAGTATTGCAGATACTTTAGATTTAAAATCTTTGTCATCAAAATATGGTTTTAAAATAACTGATGGTAATGGTTCAAGAGGTAAAACTGGAGCCCATAGTGGTGGGTTTGGTTTTGAAGGACAAATAGTAAAAGATATAGAAAAATATATTGAAGAGGGTGAACAAGGTAATTTTAGTAATCCAGATATGATGAAATTTTTACACAACGAGATATTAAGTAAACACGATAATATTCAAGTAAAACTAGAGGGTGGTAAAAACACTAAAAGACCTTTAATATTTTCTGATGTAGATGCAGTTATTGGTGGTAGAGATTTAAATGTTGGTAGTAAAGTAACAGATGTAACTATTATCGCAGATGATAAACATTATTTTCTTTCTGCAAAATATTCTAATACTGTAACATTTTTTAATGCTGGAGTTGCAACCATTTTCACTGCTGACCAATTTGAATCTGGAAAGATTACAAATAAAAATGCAAAGTTTTTGTTAAGTATGTTTGGTATAGATGAACAAAAATTTATTGATATTTTTGTTAAGTATGATAGAAAAAATGCAAAAAAAATAGTACCTAAAATAAAAGAAGATGTTACTAGGAAAGTAAATTTAAGAAACTTACTTAAATTATTAGTGACTGGTATAGGTTATGGATATTATATGATTCATAAAAAAAAAGGTAAAGTGGAATCTTATAAAATGGATAGAAGAAGAATGATGGATTCTGCAAAGATAAAAAAAGTTACAG